GACAAGTCCTCGCGCAAGGAGTGGGAAGAGCAGTACGGCAAGGGCCTGAAGATGCTGGGCTTCTCGTTTGAGGAGCGCACCAAGCCGTTCAAGGGCGCCGCTGGCGTGCAGCATCCGCTGCTGAACGAATCGATTGTGCAGTTCCAGTCGCAGGCGCTCAAGGAGCTGATGCCTGCAGGGGGTCCTGTGCGCACTCAGGTGCTGGGCAAGGAGACGCGCGAGAAGCTGATGCAGGCGGACCGCGTGCGCGACTTCATGAACTACGAAATCACCACGGTGATGGAGGAGTACACCCCAGACTTCGACCAGTTGCTGTTCTGGATCGGTTACGGCGGCTCGGCCTTCAAGAAGGTCTACTACGACTACGACAAGGGCCGGATGGTCAGCAAGCTGATCACCCCTGATGACCTGTACATCCCCTACAAGGGTTCGTCGGTCATGAGCGAATGCCAGCGCATCACTCACCGCGTTCCGATGTCGGTCAACGACTACAAGAAAGCGGTTCTGCGCGGCCAGTACCTCGACAGCGCCCAGGCCTCTGTCCCTGCCGAGGTGCCGCAGAGCACGATCCAGAAAGAAGTGGACCGCGTCACGGGCGTCCAGCCCACTACCGAGCCGGAAGAAGTCACGTTGCTTGAGTTCCAGGTCGATCTGGACCTCCCTGGCTTTGAGCACAAGGATGAAGACGGAGAAATTACCGGCATCAAACTGCCCTACATTGTCACGATTGACGAAGTCACCCAAGCTTGCGTAGGAGTGCGCCGCAACTGGAAAGAAGGCGACGAGAAGCACCTGCGTAAGCAGTACTATGTCCACTACCTGCTTGTCCAGGGCCCGGGGTCCTATGGCCTTGGCTTCCTGCACCTGATCGGTGGCCTGACCAAGACCGCAACGTCTGCTTTGCAGCAACTGGTGGACGCCGGTACGCTCTCCAATCTGCCCGCTGGCTTCAAAGCCAAGGGTGCGCGGATCATGAACGACGACATGCCGCTGCAGCCCGGTGAATTCCGGGACATCGATGCAGGCGGCGCGGACTTGCAGAGCACTCTGTTGCCTCTGCCCTACAAGGAGCCCAGCCAGACGCTGTTTTCGCTCCTGGGCTTCTGTGTGCAGGCCGGACAACGCCTTGCGAGCATCTCCGACATGCAGGTGGGCGACAGCAACCAAAACGCCGCTGTGGGCACCACGATTGCGCTGCTGGAAAAGGGCAGCGCCGTCATGTCGAGCATCCACAAGCGTCTGCACTACAGCCAGAAGATTGAGTTCAAGCTGCTGGCCGAAGGCTTTGCTGAGTATCTGCCGGAAAAGTACCCCTACGATGTCCCTGGCGAGAGCCGCTACATCAAGAAGCGCGACTTCGACGACCGTATCGATATCCTGCCGGTCTCTGACCCCAACATCTTCTCGGTGGCCCAGCGGATCACGATGGCGCAGACCCAGTTGCAACTGGCCCAGAGCGCACCGCAGATGCACAACATGTACGAGGCCTACCGCCGCATGTACGAAGCCATTGGTGTGCGCGATATCGACCAGATTCTCAACACGCAGAACGTCGACAAGCCCAAGGACCCGGCCAGCGAGAACGCGCAGGCCCTGGACGGCTCGCCGCTCAAGGCATTTGCTGGACAGCAGCACGATGCCCACATCAAGTCACACCTGATGTTTGGCATGTCGTCCTTGGTGGGGTCTATGCCCAACGTAGCCGTCAACCTTCAGAAGCACTGCTTCGACCACCTGCGCCTCAAGGCCGAAGAGGCCACGGAAGCGGAGTTGTTCCAGCAGTACGGCACCGACCCAGAAGGCCTTGTTTCGCCGCTGCAGCGCGAGGCTATGGTGGCGCTCAAGGTATCGCAGTACTACGACGAGCTTAAGGCCCTGCAAGAGCAGCTTTCTGGCAACCAGGAAGACCCGCTGGTGGCGCTTAAGAAGCAGGAACTGACTCAGAACGCTGAGCGGGACAAGGCCCGTATCGCTCTTGACCAAGGGCGGTTGGCCAACGATCAGCAGCGCACGGCGGCAGATATTGCCGACGATCAGGCAAACCTGCAACTCAAGGCCGCAGCCCTGGAAGCCAAGACCGGGATTGATCAGGAAACCCTTAATCTGCAAGGAGCGCAGCATGCATCGCAAGTCGCACAACAAAACTTCCAAAACGTCCAAACCGCAGCCAATGCGGGGACCCCAAACGCGGGAAACCGCTAAAACCAAACCTGATGTAAAGTACGTCTATCGCAAGGACGCATTTAACAAGGTGAAAATTGCGTAGATTTGCTGCATAATCAAATCACCCCTCAGACACGGGTTATGTGTCTGCTTCATAGGAGCAATCCATGCTTGAGTTCGCAGAGAAAGTGATATTTGCCGTCCGGCGGCTCCGCGAGGAGACTGAGCGCATGGTGGTAAATGGCGCTGTCAAGGATATGGAGCAGTACAGATTCCTCATGGGTCGTCTAGAGGGGTACAAGTTTGTTGAGGGGGCCGTAAAGGACCTTTTGGACAAAAACCCTGACTAAAGGAAGACCATGGAAGCAACTGCACTTGAGATGAAATGGGCCAAAGAGGCCGAAGAAAAAGCCGCTGAAGAGGTGGCGAAACTCGCTGCTGAAGAGGCCGCCAAGGCCGAGCACATCAGTAACGCGGAATCCATAAAAGAACGATTGCCCCAGCCTACAGGATGGCGGGTAATTGTCTTGCCATATGCAGGCGCTCGCCGCACCAAAGGCGGCATCGAATTGGCTGAGCAAACCATCGAGCGCCAACAACTCACAACTACGTGCGCGTATGTCTTGGCTGTTGGGCCACTGGCATACAAGGACACGGGCAAATTCCCCGACGGCCCTTGGTGCAAGGAGGGGGATTGGATTATTTTTGGTCGCTACGCTGGAGCGCGGATGATGATTGAGGGTGGAGAAATACGAATCCTCAACGACGACGAGATTCTGGCGACGATCAAAAATCCCGAAGACATCCTACACATGTGAGGTAAAAAATGGCAACTGTGATGAATGACGAACAGCTTGAGTTTGATCTTGGGGGCGATGAGAAAGCCACCAATGTCACATTTGAGCCAGAAGAAACTTCAGAAGAAAAAGCGGCCGCTCAGCCTGCCGCTGTTTCTAGCGAGGCCGCTTCCCATAAGGAAGAGCTTGACGCGGTCAATGACAACGTCCAAAAGCGTATTTCAAAGCTCACCGCCCGCATGCGTGAAGCTGAGCGCCGCGAGCAGGCGGCCTTGGAATATGCCAAGGGACTGCAGAGCCAAGCCCAGCAACTGCAACAGAAGCTGGTTCAGACCGACTACAGCCGGCTAAATGAAGCCAAAGCCCGCCTTGATACTCAGCAAACTGCCTTGCGGCAGATCATCAAAAAAGCTCGGGAAGAAGGCGATATTGATACTGAGACCGAGGCACAGGAACGACTTGCTGCCCTTGTGCAGGAACAGCGGCAGGTAGCTTCTTGGCTGCAGGAGCAGCCCGATCCCCGCCAACAGCCCCAGCAACAATATGCCCCTGCCCCGCAGGCGGCCCCACAGCAGCCGACTCGCAAGCCCGATCCCCGGGCCGAGGAGTGGGCGGCGAACAATGAATGGTTTGGCCAGAACCGCGTGATGACCTATGCGGCCTGGGGAATCCATCAGCAACTTATTGAAGAAGAGGGGGTTGACCCCTCCTCAGACGAGTATTACACTGAACTGGATCGAAGGATTAGGGAGCAATTTCCCAAAAACTTCGCTGACGAAGGTCGTTCGTCAAACCAGTCTTCCAGACAACAGCGTTCCGCACCTGCTGTTGCACCTGCAGCCCGTAGTTCGGGAGTGAATAGTGTGCGCCGTACTGTCCGGCTATCGCCGAGTCAGGTTGCTATTGCAAAGAAACTGGGCGTTCCTCTCGAGGAATATGCCAAGTACGTGAAGGAGTAAGACCATGAGCGAAATGAAAATTGATCGTGCCAGCCGTAGTTCGGACACCCGCGCCAAAGCTGAACGCCGCAAACCCTGGTCTCCCCCGTCGCGTCTTGACACGCCTCCTGCCCCTGAAGGCTTTGAATACCGCTGGATTCGCTCCGAGGTAAATGGTTTCCAAGACAAGCAGAACGTCTACTCCAAGCTGCGCGAAGGCTACGAGCTTGTGCGCTTGCAGGATGTGCCGGAGGAATATCACCATATTCTTCCGACAATGGATGACGGCAAACACGCCGGCATTATTTCTGTTGGCGGTCTCTTGCTTGCCAAGATTCCGAAAGAAACCATTGAAGAGCGTAATGCGTATTTCCGCCGGAAGGCCCAGGAACAGTTACTGGCAGTGGACAACGAGATGATGCGTGAGAACGCTCACTCTACAATGAGAATCCAATCTCCGGAGCGGAGTTCTCGCACTACTTTCCGCCAGCCGACTTAAAAAGGACGCTGGTACATCCCACACTTAGCAGGAGCTAACAAATGGCAAACGTCAACAAGCCTTTTGGTCTGCGTCCGTCGGGAAATCTGTCAGCCACTGGTGCCCAAAAGCAGTATGGCTATCAGATTGCCGACAATCAGGCCGGGGCGATTTACCAAGGCGATCTGGTCGTCGTATACGACGGCTACATCATCAAGTACAACGCATCCACCCACACTGCCCCCACGGGCGTGTTCAACGGTGTTCAGTACGATGACCCCACCCGTGCTAACAAGCCCACCTGGAAAAACTACTACCCCGGTAGCATCAACATTACTCAAGGCATCATCGCCTGTGAAGTGTTGGATGACCCGAGCCAGTTGTTCCTGGTCCAAGCTGATGGCGCTGTGACCCAGGCAAATATCGGCAAGAACGCTGATCCGACCGCTTCTACCACTGGCAGCACCGTTTCTGGTGTTTCCAACGGCTCGCTGTCGTCGGCTTCCATCGATAAAACCCAAGGTCTGACCTTCAAAATCGTGGGTCTGTATGAGTCTCCCGACAATGAGCTGGGTGACTATGCAGTCCTGGTCGTCAAACTCAATCAACACCAGTACGGTAGCGTCGGTGTTGCTGCTGATGGAGTATAAATCATGGCAATTACCCGTT